GTGTCCAATGGCTGAGGAGGCAAAAATGGCAATATTTACTTTTGCAATGGGATTTTTAATAATTGGAATAGGATTAATTTATAATTACTTTAACGAAAAATGACTGACATAATACAATACATTGAGGATAACAACCTCAAAGCGCGCCACAGATATAGACACTACACTTACAAACGTTTCTATCTCTACAACCTACTCAGAGAGGAAGGATTGACACTCTATGAGATAGCAGCCATGTTCAACAGAGACCATGCAAGTGTGATACATGGACTTAAAACTCATCATGATCTAATCTCAATCAAAGATAAAATATACCTGGAATATATTGAGGAGCTCATGTTAATATTTGAGAATTATAATGAAGATCATGACCTTGTTGATGATATTATGAACTGTTTTTGTTTAAAACAATTGAGAAAAATTAAATTTAGAATTAAGAATAATCTCTACAAAGATTTAACTTTGGAGTTGCATACTTGATTTTTTAAATTATTACTCTCGAAATCCCCTTTGCAAACGAGCTTAGGGGATTTTTTTGTGCTATCAATTTTTAACTATCATTGAAAATCAGACAGTTAGCATTAGAACAAAAGTACAATTGAAACCCTATTATATATAGTATATATTTTACTATATTTTTTTTATTATTATATATACTTTTTTAGTCAATCATTTTTTTTTTGTAGGTTTTTTTGAGCTAAATTTTTTTGTTTTTTTGTGCTATTTATAGTTAAGTAATTGATAATAAATAATTTAATCAGTACAAACTCAGTACAAATAAAAATATTTCAGAACATTTGCAGTACATATTAAAATTATTATTACATTTGTGAACGGTTCGATCTGACAATATAGAACTAAAGAAGTTACTAAGCCTCTTAATGAATTTGGACGTCAGATCCCAAAGGAGTTAAGGGGTTTTTTTATCACTATTATGAAGGTATCATTTTTTAAACAAGTAAAAGACACTGCACCAAAACTTAATAAAGATGTTGGTCATTTCTTAGATCGTATCAAGGATGGAGCATCAAAGGAATTGGTTGAAAAGATTAGGAACACCGAGGATGAGGATGAGCAAAAATTTTTAAAGGTCCAACTTCCAGTTGTTTGCTTTAATGGTCAGTTCAACACCAGGTCAAAGAGTGGATTAAAGAAATCATCCGGTTTAATGGTATTGGATTTTGATGATCTGAGCTCACTTGATGAGGCAAAGGAGTTAAAAAAGAATATTAAGTCAGACATTCATGTATTCTCTGCATGGATATCACCTCGAAATGGAGTGAAGGTACTTTATAGAATACCACCTGTTGCCAATGATAATGAGTTCAAAAATATATTCAAGTCCATCAAAGAGAAATATCCAAACTTAGATCCATCTGGCAGTGATGTGTCAAGGGCTTGTTTTGAATCTTATGATCCATTGATATATGTGAACTTAGAGGCAGAGGTTTATACTCCAACTATTCAGATAATAGACATAGAGCCAATTGAGATAGGTGATGTGACTAATATACCAATAAATGATCAAGATGTTATTGCTAATAAGTTAGTAATATGGTTCCAAAAACACTATGATAGGACCAACAGAAATAACTCAGTGTTTAAATTAGCAGCTGCATTCAATGACTTTGGAGTGAACAAACAAACTGCCATGGTATATTGCTCAAGATATGCAGAGGCTGGCTTTCCTGTTGCTGAAATAACAAACATTGTTAACTCTGCTTACAAACATACTGCACAATTTAGTAGTAAATTCTTTGAGGATAAGCCACGAAAAAAGAAACTAATGGCAATGGTCATGAGTGGCAAAAAAGAGAAGGATATACAACAGCAATTCTCTGACATTGACACTGAAAAACTCAATAATGAGATTAACATCATAAGAGAAACTACCAAAATCAATGAGTTTTGGGAATACAGCTCAGATGGTAAGTTGCAAATCAACTCATTCAAAATGAAATTGTATTTGCAGTCATTGAACTATTACAAATATTATCCAGTTGGTAATGATAAGACATTTGTATTCATATCAAAGGCAGAAAATTTCCTTGAGGAGGTGAACGAATATAAGATAAAAGATCATGTGATTAGAAATTTAGAGGCAGCCAATGAGATTGATGTATTCAATTTATGTGCAAATAGAACAAAGCTATTCACAACACCTTATCTATCAATGATTGATACTGCTCATGTTGACTTTTTAAAGGATGAGAAGGATTTTGCTATGATATATTATCAGAATAATGCTGTTAAAGTCTATCAAGATAAGTATGAGATATATGATTATGATGAGCTTGATTTCTATATTTGGAAGGATCAAGTTATTAAAAGAGATTTCATTACAGAGGATCATCATGAGAGCATGTTCAGAACATTCCTATGGTTAATCTCAGGTCAAGAGGTGGAGAGATACAACAGCATGAAGTCAGTTATCGGATACATGTTGCACTCTTATAAAACTAATGCCAACAATAAGGCAATTATCTTGAATGATGAGGTTATTTCTGACAATCCAAATGGGGGTAGTGGTAAGGGATTGCTGACAAATGCCATTAGTCAAATGAAAAAAGTATCTACTATTGATGGTAAGACCTTTGATTTTAACAAATCATTCCCTTATCAGACTGTTTCAACTGACTGTCAAGTCCTTGCATTTGATGATGTTAAGAAAAATTTTGATTTTGAGAAACTTTTTAGCATAATTACAGAGGGAATTACCATTGAGTACAAAGGTAAGGATGCTGTCAAGCTCCCAGTTAAGGACTCACCAAAGGTATTGATTTCAACTAACTACACAATCCGGGCAGAGGGTGGATCATTCACTCGCAGAATGTTTGAAGTGGAACTATCAAGCTACTTTGGAGCTCATAGATCACCACTTGATGAGTTCAACTGTATGTTGTTTGATGATTGGGATACAGATGAGTGGGCCCGATTTGACCATTTTATGATTAACTGCATTCAATACTATCTTGAGCATGGATTGGTGGCCTATGAACATAAAAACTTAAAGATTAGAAAGCTAATTAACCAAACATCTAAGGAATTCATTGATTGGATGGATGATAAAAAGTTCACTCCTGGACAACAGATAAACTATAAGCAATGGTTTGAAACATTTGTAAGTGAATATGAGGACTTTAAAAAGTGGCTGACTAATAGAAATTTCAACTCATGGATAAGAGCTTACTTTGAATTTAAGAAAATTGAGATTGATAATGTATCAAGCAATGGTCAAAGATACTATGAGATAAAATCTGACATCCCAAACACTAAAAAAGATGAGGACCTTCCATTCTAATAGAACAAATAAATATCCTTATGCTTATGATGAGCATGGCAGTATGGTTTCAATTGAGGTGGCAATAACATTTAGTCAAAGAAAATGGTATTTAGATCCTGGACTGCAGATTGAATTGAATTTACTTTGCAATTTACCTAAGCAAGTTGACCACTGGAGGACATTATCCAATCAAAAAATCAATATTAATGGAGTTGATTACACCTATTCACATGATAAAGACTCTGAATCATTTGAACATAAGCAGTTTAAATTTACAATACTTGAAAAACAGTATATAAATATAAAAAATTATAAGGTATTTTTAGTCAATCCAAGGGAAGAGATACGAATCATTGACAGTAAATTCAGAGCAGATGTCATGGCAGAGCTCCCATGTGGAACCCAATGTGTCATTGAGATAATCAAAACAAGTGAGGTAAGTGATAGAAAATTGGAATTTATAAAACAAAATCAGATATTAACATTTAAAATTTACATAGATGATAAAGGAAATCAAATCAGTCAAAGAGATAATATCATCGGAGTTACAGAAATTAGTGAACTTGCACGAAGAATACAAGATGGAGAAGGAAAACTTGCAGAACTTAGAGATAAAATTTCAAGAGAGAGAGGAGAGAGAGAGAACATATCACGAAAAAAAGCTATTGAATATACAGCAATTGAGAGAGTTAAGTCAAATAAACTTACAGAACTTAGAGATAGAATTGAAGAACTTGAGGCAGATAAGCGAGGAGCAATTGAATCAAATGAGGTTAAAGAATCAAATAGAGCTCCAGAACTTAGAGAACAAATCAAACAACTTGAGTACACAATTGGAGTCTATCAAAAATCAATACAACAACCATCCTGGGAATCTAAAATTTCAATCCTTGAGCAGTCAATTAGAGAATATCAAGAGAAATTACGAATTGAAACTGACACACAGGCAGGACTCAACAAATCCTATATTGATATCATTAAAGGATACCAGGAGGAAATTAATAGACTTAGAAATTTGGAGCAGGAGGTATTCAAGATTATTAAGGACTGCCAGCCAGAATGGTTTGGACATCAACCAAAAGGAGTAGATAAAGTAAATCACATATTATATCATATATCATGAAAAAAATAAACAAATCAAAACTCAATGCTCTCATGATGGAGAGTTTGAAACTGAAATATCCAAACATGCCAGAGGCATACATCCCTAAAACAGAATGGAATGATAACAATGCCAATGCCTTGACAAAATGTGTCATTGCATGGATACAGTTCATGGGAGGTCAAGCTGAGAGAATCTCATCTCAAGGTCAGTACAGGGAAGGAGCTAAGATACAAGTTGGCTCAGGTATGATGGCTCACACAAAGCAGCTGCCAGGGAAGTGGACACCTGGACAGTCAACCAAAGGAACAGCAGATATATCTGCTACTATCAGAGGCAGGTCAGTTAAGATTGAGATTAAGCAAAAGGACAAACAAAGTGAAGCACAGAAACAGTATCAAAAAGCGATTGAAAATGCTGGAGGTGTTTATATTATTGTTAGAAATTTTGATGATTTTGTTACTTGGTATGAGAAATTTGTATTAGGATTATGAAACACAAGCCATCCCCATTAGTCAGATATGATGTGTATATCAAGGCTAAGAAACGAAGGATTAGAAAAACAAATAAAAAAATAAGATATGAGTTTGAAATCGAATGATCTAAGAGTTGGTAACTATGTCAAAGGAATAGGCCACAAAATATCATGGTTGGTTGATGGTATTGAAAATGAATACATCTACTCCTCTAAGGCATGGAGGTTGATAAATTGTTTTGAAGGGATACCAATAAACAAAGAATGGTTGTTGAAGTTTGGCATTCAATATAGTGAATTTGAGGATCTATTTCAAATAGGTGGATATGATATTGATGCAAAAGATGGTTTATATTGTCATTTCTATTTCAATGAGTATGGTGATTGGTATAAAGAAATTCAGTACGTTCACCAGCTCCAAAACTTATACTTTGCACTCACTGGGGAGGAATTAACAATAGTATGTTAATAACTTTAATTTGTAAATCTGCAAAGTTTTCTTATCTTTGCTGAAAGTAAAAAACAAGTTATGCAAAAAGAAATCAAAACAGCCACTGAGAAAATCAATGAGCTGAATGAGTTAGGGGGAGTCCTAACTCTACACCAAAAGTTACACCGTTGTAAGTTAGCAATCGGTAAGGTAATTAAGAATGCACAAAGTCATCATTCTAAGTATGCAGACCTCAATGCCATACTGGATGCGGTTGAGCCTATCTTATTAGAGAACGGCATGATATTATTACAGCCTATCCAAGGTAACAGCGTATGTACTCAGATAGTTGACATTGACTCAGGTGCAACACTTCAATCATGTATGGACTTGCCTCAAGGAGTAACACCTCAAAACATGGGATCTGCAATAACTTACTATCGTAGATATACATTACAGGCTGCATTATCTTTACAGGCTGTTGATGATGATGGTGAGAAAGCAAGCAAAGAGGAGCAGCCAAAAGAGATAGTCAAAGAGACATTATCAACTGAGCGTTTCAACAATGCTTTAATTAAGATTAAGTCTAAGGAGTTCACAGTTGAGGAGCTCAAGTCTAAGTTTCACCTAACCAAAGAACAGGAGGCACAACTATGAAATGGAGACCATCACAATTAGGTAAGCTCATGACCAACTCAAGGAGTAAGTCAGATCCATTGTCTGAGACTGCAAAGAGTGAGATTAGAAAAATTGCTAAGCAGGACTTTTACGGATACACTACAGAGATAAAGACTAAGCCCATGATCAAGGGTACTGATTGGGAGCATGTGGGTATCAAGTTACTCAATGATGTGAGATTTACAAATAAGTATGTTAAGAACACTGTCAGAGTAGAGAATGAGTACATGTCTGGATGCTGTGACATTATAACAGATGACCTCATCATTGACATCAAGAGCTCCTGGTCATTGGATACCTTCCCGGCAACACCATCCGAAGGTGAGAACTCAGACTATGAGTGGCAAGGTAGAGCATACATGTGGCTTTATGATAGACCTGCCTTTGAGTTAGTCTATACCATGTACACTACTCCAGATGACTTACTCAATGAATGGGATAACTTATCCATCCATCGAGTAGATCACATTCCAATGCATCATAGAGTAACTGTGCTCAGATATGAACGTGATGAGGAGATTGAGGACTTGATAAGGGAGAAACTCATTTACTGTAATGAGTATTATTCTAAGTATGTAAACGAATTAAACAACAAATAACCATGGAAAAAGAAGAATTTTACCAGCAGGCCATGTTAATGGCAATGAATGGTTTATTGTCAAGTATTGGCAATGGACTGGCACCGGATGCAGATCATCCACATGCATTGATAGCACAGATGTCACATGATTATGCTAAGGCATTAACAGATAGAACATTTATTCAGTCTGCTAAATTTAAAGAGAGATATTTATAATTTAAAACCCAAAACAAAATGACACAAAAAGACAAAGCAAAGTTAGTCACTACATTAGTAGCTGCTTTTTTAACAAACCCATCAAGGATGGCAGACATCAGAAACTCTTATGATGATGAGGCTCAATACAAACCAGATTTTGAATTGGCTACACATTACGCCAATTTGGTTGTGCAAGAGATTATACATGTAACATCTGATCCAGTGTACTTCCCGGAGAGAGTAGATTAATTTATTAACAATTTAAAACAAAATACAAACAATGTCAGATTTAACAATCAAAGGAGCCGTTAAGCTCATCAATGAGGTCAAAGTGATCTCAGATAGATTCTCAGTGAGAGAATTTGTAATCACAACACTTGACTCTAAGTATCCACAGGATATCTTATTCCAGGCAGTCAATGATAAGATGGATGCTGTTGCTCCATTAAGAAAGTCTCAAGTTGTTGATGTATCATTCAACCTAAGAGGACGTGAGTTCAATGGACGTTATTACAACACTTTGGACGTGTGGAAAG